ACCAGCGCTGAGACCGCTTGCATCGCCTGTAGATTTAATGGCCTGCGCCGTTTGCGCCATGACGCTCTGATGTTCCATAGCAATCTTGATAGCGTCGGTCGTCTGATCTTTCAGGAAGGAGAACGCCTTGCCAGCAATGCCAGCCACCAACGACAGCGGTCCACCGAGCGCCGACTTGAAAATACCGCCTGTCATGTTGGCAGAAGAACCAACAGATTGCAGGTCGGCTTTGGTCTTGTCGACGCCCTCTGCGCCTACCTTCGCTATGAGTTGTGCGGCCGTTATTGGCAAATTGTTCTCTCTTTATTTATGATTTTTCAAGATTTCTTGTGCTCTGGCTTCCGCTGTCATGCTTTTTAGTGCAATCTCGCGCCAATAGATCGACTCTGCCAAGAGCTGCCAGGGAGCAACACGCAAATATCGCGCTGCTCTGATCAGTTCGTACCAGTCGGGACATGCTCCCATCTCGCCATCCATCGCGAGATAGCGGCCCAACGCGACGACCTCCGGATCTATGCCGGAGTCTCCACTTTTGGGGACATGGCTCCTACGATCGCTTGCGCAATAGCAACCTTGATTGGAATGCCAAGCTCGCCGATGCGACTGATAGGAAACATCGTCGTCTGTGCATCGTCCTCGTAGATGTCCCAGCTTTTGATTAAGTCCTGAAACATCTCATTGTCGTCGATCGCATCGGTGTTGATCTTCGCCACTAACTCATCAGTGAGCTTGTTCGGCAAATAGACCACAGTGACCGTTTCGCCATCGATAGAGAGTGTGGTAGATGCAGTATTGGCTGCGATCTGTGAAAGACTAATAGGCATGAATGCGTTCCTTTATAGAGTGTGATTAAAGAGCGGTTATCAGATTTGTGACAGTAGCGGTTTGCGCCTTGGCCCACGTTGGATCTTCGACAACGGTGCATTCCCATTCAGTCGCGAATACACCTTGATCGTCTGAGAATGGTGCAGGCTTGCCAATCTTGAGCGCCATATCGTGTTGAAAGACGTTGTACGCCTGTGTCTGTGTGATCAGGAAGGTACCGCCTGTCAACCCCGCACCGTTGCCTGTAAATGCAGTAGTATCGGTTGCAAGCGATGTGAGCATTGATATGACATAGGGACCGCTCGCACCACCTGTAACCGATATCGTGCCAGCCGGAAGAGTAGAGAGCAGCAGGAGCGCAGTCTGGACCGTTGCACCCGTCGCGTTAAAGGCAATACCTGCGGTCGTTTGCCCTTTGTAGGTAAGTGTGAAGGTACCTGCCGACGGTGCTCCAAGTGAAACCGTCTGATTGTTGTCGATGACATTGCCTTGCGACTGAACACGAACATACGCTGTATTGCCCGTTTGCAAATAGTTTGGCAACAAGGCCATACCGTTCACATCCGCCTCTACCTTGAGCTTGAACTTTGCAGATGGAACGGTGTCCACATGCGCCGTCCACCCGATCGTTGCTCGATTGAGCACCCAGAGCGGCCCGTACGTGCTCGTCATGGCAAAATCAATAGCTAGGACACGCGTCATGAGCGTTGTCCCGAGTGCTGCTGACGTGGTATCCATGTAGACGTTCGCTTGTTTTGCGACAACAGGCGCAATAGCAACCGGAGTTGGTGACGCCGTAAGCGTGATACCATCGACGAGCGGCTGCGTGAGCACCTTGCCACTCATCGAAAAGTCTTTACGCGTACCTTTGTACCCAAAGTCGGTAAAGAGCACGTAGCTGACCTGGTGCGCCCGTACTGCGTCGCCTTGCTGTATGGTGTAGGTTTGCGGAACAATGCTCCCAGATGTTGGCGGGGTAAATATCCAGTCCTTGGCAACGGCTGACGCGCCATGTGCTACAGGTGTAGCAGCACCCCAAATAGAGGCCAGTGCGTAGATTGCGCCGTTATAGTCGAGATTGCCCCCAACGGTGCCACTTGCCCACTCAGTGTTTTCTTCCTGGACATTATCATATTTATGTCCAGTTGGTCGGTAGAGGTTGATATCAGCTTCGAGTCCGAAGACCCAATCGAAGCATTCTAAGAGCTTACTTGCGGCGACCACGGTCCCGAGCGCCGTGTTTGACTCAGCACCGATCTGGACGCGCTGGTTGACTGTAGATCGCTCTGGATTCCATGGCATGATGTACTCCCATCATCCTCTGCCCAACGAACAAAATGTTTCGGCCATAGGGACTGGAGCCGATCTACCGATTGTTTTACGTCCCCTGTTTTGCTCGCTAAGCACAAGATATGAAATGCTATTTAACTACCTTGTAAATCGATATGGTATAAGCCACCAAGATGGCTCCATTGCACGCCGTTGACCATCTCATTGTAAGAAAATGCCGACTCGCGATAGCAGGATAAAACGCCACCACCACCGGATAGACCTACGTTTTTGACATCCTTAAACAGTGCATCGATGTGATTGGCGATAATGACCAATACGGCATAATTGTTTGACGGCCCGACCGCCTTGATCTCGAATGTGCCACGATTGAACAGGCGAACCGCCTGCATGGTATTTGTGTCGCTATTCGTGATACTATCAAAACTTGCATATGGCGGTAACGTCCCATCGTCAGCAAGTCCTTGCCATGTGCCACCTACAGCAGCGGCCACCAGCGCCGTGTCTGCGAGCATCGTCGTATCGATCCACAAAAACGCCTGCGCAATCTCACTCATTCGTCTGCCTCAATGCTCCCAGATACGCCGTTGAGTTGCGACTCAACAGATGCAAGCGCCGCTTCAAAGCCAGGACGCGCCGCTTCCACTGCTGGATAAAAGTATGGCTGTGCTGGCATCCTGGTTGTGCCAAGTTCAACATAGATGCCATACTCCGCACCAACTGCCACAAACGCCGTCTGTTCATCAGCGCCACCTACTTCAGCGAGCAACATGGCCTCTTGCTTACGTTGCCGATCGAGATGCTTGACGTACTTTTTCAAGTGAGCCTTTGTGCTGACACCTGCTTTGTTCTTGCCAAGCTTGGCCTTTTGTACGGCTCGTCCATAGGTGCTCTTCGTCGATGTCACTGAATAGATGCTGTTCTTCAAAAATCCTGTATCCACTGCTGCACGCTGCTTTGCGCCTGCTTCGATGTCAAATGCCGTCTTGCGGACAATCTTGCCGATCACTTTCGGAACGTTGTCAGCAATTTGGCCGAAATGGTTGAACTCTTCCATCAAAACACCGCCGTCATGAGCGCCTCAATGCCGATCGTGTAACTTTCCGCATTGAGAATGCTCTGCACGTACCAATTGACGCCTTGATAGCTGATCGTATCGCCTTGCTTGATATCCGACGTTGGCATGTACCTGATCATCAGTGCTCGCTGAGAACCAATGATGCCAGCGTATGCTTGCAATTGTGTCGCCGTTGGCTTGATGATGTTGACCAGATAGTTTGCGCTGCTGGTCGTCGGACTGGTCGTATGTCCATAGCCATCCTTCGAGATTGCTGTGGTGCGTACCCGCGTGATTGTGACATCAAGCGAGCCTGCAACGGTTGTTGAAATCGACGCCAGTTCAGCAGCACTTAACATCTTCTATTGCCCACTTCCCATGTAGTCAATGGCGGTCGGTCCCAGATTTGGCAAGTTGCCAGCTCCTGCATTGAGATCGCCACGGGTTAAGGTGCTGGTCGTTGCTCGTTGTTTGCCTCTATACGTGCGTGCCAGTTTTTGCAGTGCATCAGCCGCTTGTTGACGTTGGAAGCTTTGGCCATCACTGGTAAAGGCATAGGCAAGCACCCACTTAGCAGACCACCGCTCCAAGAGATCAGCAGCAGCGCGATACACGTCGTACTGTTTGCCAGTGATGTAGACACCTGGCAGTGTCGTTGTGGCGAATGTCCAGTGTCCCGCTATCGGTTCGCTTGCTGATGGTGTGACGACGTTGATCAAGTATTGTTTGAGTACAAAGTCATCTTCCCAACCGCCAAGGTCGCTATAGTAGTCGAGATACTGAATGGACGAACCGACATAGGTTGGCACGCCTCTCAGTTGGACACTGCGCATATCCACACGTGATTCGTCCAACACATCTTGAATGTCCTGGTCGAGAAAGATTTGTCCTGAACCAAGCGGCAATTGATCACTGATCAGCAGGCGGACACGAGCTATAAGTGCCGCCATAGAACTGCGTACTGCCATATCCGCCTCCTTTCAATGAGTGCTATGGACGTGCAGGAACGATATCCATTTGATACGTTATGGTCGGTGTCGAACCAGCTCCACTGAACGTTGCACTGCCTTTGACCTGGATACCATTCACGACACTGGTTGGTGTCACTGAGAACGGGATAAAGATCTCGCCTGATTGTGCAGTCGTTGAGAGTGCAATAGGATCAGCAAGAAATTCCTGGTTGAAGGTGCTACCTCCATCTTTAGAGACATCCAAAGAGAAGAGCACCGAGTTCGAACCAGATGCGTTGGTTGCTGCTGAATAGATCACACGTACGTCAAGCGTACGTGAGCGAGGAGTACCAGCAGGCAGCGTAAGCGCGGCACTGCTGAAGGTCGCGACTTTAGTAACGCTCGCTTGTAGAGCCAGATTTGCATCGGAAGGCATGATCGTTTGTCCTTTCTTCGGAATTATCCGATTTTGATGTCGTACAAACGACCTAAAGAGCGAGTAGACGCATTCATCAAGCCCACGGCCCAATCGATCAATGTTCGGTAGATGACGCCGTTGTTGATCAGGCCCAAATCCTGGACATTGATCTCACTGAACTGCCATCCGTAGAAGTGGTCTTCGCTGTAGTTGACTGCGTAGATGCTCGTGAAGTTCGCCGATGCGCCTGTGGAGTCGGCACCAGCAGCAGTCTCACCGACGGAACCCGTGCCAGCAGGAATAGCATTGCCAGCGATGATACGTGTGGTCTGGTCAGCTTTGACGCCTGGATCTTTGATCACCGCATTTTTGTACGTGGTGATCGTGCGGTTGAACTGATCTTGAGCCTGGTTAAGACCACCACTGGTACCCATGAACCTGAGCACGAAGTTGAGGCGACGGATCATATAATCGTTCATGTACAAGATCACATTGGTGCCATCGGTAGAGTCCACACTCCACAGCAGCAGATCCAACATTTCCAGGAACGCCCCGCCTGTTTTTGCGGTCAAACTGGCCTGCGAGATATCAGCCGTTGCGCCTCCACAGTCGATCTTGTTCTCTGGTCGTACCCCGAAGATGCCGCCATTGTCGATACGTGAGCGGATGCCAACAGGCGCATTCTGATCGCCAGTGATGTGATCGTTCTTGATGTACTTGAAGTTGAAATCGTACGTTTGCGCCTTGAGGTAGGCGTTGGCCTGGTTCGCGCGTACTGAGCCGATCTGGTTGGTATCCAGCACCAAATACTTATCAGTGTCGATGTAGTTGGTCAGGATGTAGGCTTGTTCCTGGTACGAGGTTGGTGTACCGGAAGTCGTCTGACCTTCACTGTTGAGCGGACGCCATGTGACGGTTGGAAGATTGCCTTCCCAACGTGCGCCATTTGCGATCAGTGTCGCTTTCGTGAAGAGTGGAATGTCCACGGCAACATTGCCATAATCGATGAGTGAATCCGTGATCGCCATGACCATCGGATTGTTACTCATCGCTGCATATTGCACGAGGTTTTGTGCCTGTGTGGCTACTGCCATTGTTGGATGCTCCCATCATCCCAACTTCAACACCTGATCGTGCCAGATGCTGAAGCTGAGATACAAGATAATCGATTAAAGGAATTCGGATAGGCGTCGTCTCACGCCTGGAATGTTGCCGGTTGGCGACGGAATACTTGATCGTCCTGGATTCATGGCTGGCAATGCTGGCGTATTCGTCTGCGCAGGACTAGCAGGTTGGGCGTTGGTTGCAGCGACAATAAACGGATTAGCCTTGATCAAATCATCTAATACTTTTTCGAGATTGGTTGGCTTGCCGTCATCACCGTATTCCAATTTGCTCATAATAGCAGGTGCAATCAGGTCAGGATTGATAATGCCTTTGTCTTTTGATGCATATCTGACTTCTGACTCGACCAGCAACTTTTGAGCCTGCTGATACCTCACTTCCATGTCGGCATGTGCTCTTTTAGTCTTTTCGACTTCAGAGAGTTGAGCGTCTGCTTTTGCTTTTTCATCAGCTTCAAACTTGTTCAGTTTCGTGCGATGACCAGCGTTCTCTTTGCGCAGCTCTGCGATGATGCGATCATAGTCTTGTTGTGACATTGCCGCCTGGGCATTTGTCGGAGTTGTGGTGCCCGCCAGGGGCTGAGGTGCGTTACCAGGAATGACCGCCGGGGTCGCTGCTGGCGTTGGTTCTATTGTCATCAGTATACCCTCTTATAGTTGTGTTTGTCAATGTCGTAACAATGTTAGACAGATGTTGTCCTATTCGTCTTCTGGATGCATAATTGTCTCCTTAATAAATCAGTCATACAATGCACGAAAAATTAATGGCCTGTACTGTTTCTCACCACTGTGAGCGCGTCGCGTTGCGCTTTCTTCATCTCCATACGCCGTTTATTGATCTGGTCGAGCATCTCAGATGGCACAAACTGCACAAACTGAGAATGTGGTGTGATGTACGTTGTGACGACAATGCCCTCATCCTGCACATCGATGCGCTGCTGTGGGAACGTTGGCGAAGGTGGTACAGGTGCCTGTGCTGACATCGGGACGGTTGGCGCGTTATGGTCTAGCATTAGTTATTTTTCTCCTATTTGTAATCCAGATTAATTGCGAGATCGCCTGCCGCAACCGCCGTTGTATCGGCATCGGTGATCGCGCCTGTGGTCGCCAACGCAATGCCAAGCGGAAAGCCGCCAACGCCATAAGGAATGTCTCCAGAGATGCGACTGGCCGGGGGAATACCGATCGTTCTGACAGGGGTATCAGTGCCGACCGTAGGCGCGGTTGCTTTGTTGTACAGCTTGACAAAGCGAACGGCAGCATTAGCGTTGTAGATGTCGTAGCCGTAGATTTGTCCTGCGCTGGCCTTGACGCTCGTCGCATTGGTGGTCGCCGCACTGATCAAGCGGAAACTTGACGCAGCGCTGGACGGACCAATGACCACCGCAAGATTGCCATTAGCGTCAATGGTGCTCTGACGCCATGGATACGTAGCATCGGCAATCTGAATATTGTTGCCCGCCGTGTCTGCCAATGTGACCGTGTTGACCTGTAACAATCCGCTAGAGGCAGGCGCAACCGCACCGGCAACTGCTTGAAACTTGATTGGTAGAATGTTGACATCAGGTCCAGGTGCACCTGTTGTGGTGGAGGCAACGACGCTATCCTGGTTGTCGATACACCAGAAAATGTTATCGCCACGGTAATAAATGAAATACTTGTGGACGCTGGCATCAAGCGGTTGTTTGCCATTGCCACTTGTTGAGAGGTCGGCGATTTGCACACGGGCACCGCTCTGATACGTCACCGCGTACATCTTGCCTGTCGTTGCCACCTCAAATCCGCATGCGTTTGTGAGCGGTAGCGCGGCAGTTGGTGTCGCTGGTGAGGTGCCTAATCCCCAAAAAAAGTACTGGTTGATCAGGATCGGAAACGGCAAATTGACGCCAGTATAAAAGAGCAACCATCCTGGATTGACAGGCGGGAACGTGACCGCGCTTTCCAGGTACGAATAGCCTGAGATTGTTGTACCAGTACCGAGCACGGTATTCGTGAGTGCATTTGTTGCAGCGACGCCACCGCCTGCTGCTGTTGGTGACTTCCATCGGTTCGTCACATCCAATGTGTTGGTGTCGAATCCATCTTGAAAAAGTTGTGCAGCCTGCAATTCAATTCTGAGTTCTCCTCGCAGATTTGCAGTTGCCTGATCTATTGTTGGCATAATAGTTACTATCCTTTCGTAAGTTGCTTCAATGATTTCACATAAATAGAGCTGCCCCAATCGGCATTATCCGACGTTCCAACGATGTCTTCAAGCGAGAAATCGCCATTGTTCCAACCGTCATACTTCGCACCAAGGATCGCCTGTTGTGTGGACTCATCCTGGTTATCGAGCCACTCTGAGCCGCTCTGAATGTTGACGGTGGTATCAGATATGTTGCTCGTATCTAGGACCAACGGTCCTAAGATGTCTGCCCACGACTTTGTAACAGGTACAGGACTACACCTACAGCACACGTGAGATTGCATCTCCTCATCCAGATCGTGTAGCGTGCCATCCATTGAGATACAAGCGGCACACGTCCTAGGCGACTTATCACACGTCCATCGCCACTGATCAACGACATCAGAATTTGCGCGGTAATTTTCCATCGTGGCACTGCGATACGCCCTGATCATTTCATTTCTGGCAATCGTCAATGCTCGTGCACGTGGTATGTCGAGAGCACCTTGTACCGATCTGGCAACCATACGCGGCCCCTGACCGAGCGTAACGCCAGTGATCAGTTTGCCAGCAACATCGTCAGCAGCTTGTGAGCCGAACGTCTGGAATAGATCGTACAATGGTGAACCCGGCTGATTAGCACTGACCAGATCGTTGATTGCTTTCGTATCTGGTATGCCGAATTGCCAATTGACGCCACGTGGTACGCTGGCCTGCAACTGAGCATGCGCCGATTGCATACCGAGCGCCACGCCTTGATGTTGCAATGACGCGACGGTCATCTGTGTATGCGCTCCATACAGATCGACTTGCTGTGTGATCAGTCGTTTGATATCCTCTAGTCGATGCTGCTCATACAACCAACTGAGAGGCACGGCGTCACCATTGGCCTGCTTATCGGCAATCTGTTGATAGAGCCGATCAAGTGCAGGTTGTATCGATGTCAGAGTGCGTTTGTAGGCATCTGAGAGCGTCTTCTGTGCCTGTGCGTCGTGCTGATTGAGTAGTTGGCGATAGTGCGCAACGACTTGTTGGATACGGCCTGTCATACGCTGGTTGTGTCTCTTTCTTCCGGTATCTGAAGTCGCTTGATTTCCTCTACTACCTCATCCCATGTGAACATGCGTTCATTGAGTTCTATATTCTTCCTGTTCACTGCTGTCCTGCGCTTGAAGTCAGCTTTTGTATGCCTGCGGCGTGGAGCATTGTGAGGTCGAGTGATATCGACCTTTAATGTATACCCTTCATACCATTGGCGAACGATGAATATATCAAAGTGTTTCAATCATTGCTTCCCCTTCACCAACTCAGGATTTTCATAGATGTTGCCGATAACTTCATATTCATATCCTCTAATCTCATGTCCAGAAGCATGGAAGTGAGGCGCTGTATATGTCACTATGCCCTGTGCGTCGAACGTTTGAAACTGGACAATATCGCCCTCATAGACCTCACGCCCGTTCTTGTCAAGCAGGCCAGTGAATTGCAACAGCACGTAGTCAGTATCGATAGCACTATCATTGCGATGTATCTGATGCACTGTGTAAGGATTATTAGAAGAGATCAGTAACATTCTTGAGAACTCGTCAGACGTGGCAGCACTCCATTCAAGCAGTACCACATCAAACATTGCCTTTTCAGGTTTGCACCATGCCCTGAACTTGATCTTCCTCATTGCTTCCCCTTAAACACTTCAATGCTCAATCCCAACATCCCGATCAGCCACGCGACAAAACCGATCGCATAGAACACATAGGCCAGCCACATCGGCAATGGCACAAACCTCGGAAAGAGCAGGAATGCAAGCGACCATACCACTAGGCCAACACTCACACCGTAGCCGTTGTGTTGTGATTGTGGCCTGCGTTCCAAGTCGTACACACGCTCGTCTAGTTCAGCAAGAAAGCCCGGTAACGCATATTTTACGAGCAGATTTTCACCCTTGGTTCCACCCTTGCGACTGAGCGTGTTAGGAATAATTTCTGATGATATCTCATCAGCGATCTCTTTGCCGTCAAGGTTTACGTTCATCTCTACTGTTGAACTTTGCATTGCTGTTCCTGGCAGATCTTCTTTCATCATCTTCGCCCTTTCAGTTGTCGCTCTACTTCTGCCTGTACAAGCTTTTCGATATGCGAGTCACCTTTATTCAGCGTTGTCGAGATGGCGATACTGGCATATTCTTGTATTCGACGCTGTATGAATACCTCTACTTGTCGTGTTACTTCTGCATTGAAATCAAACGAAGCAACCGCATTTTGTACAGCATCCTTTACGCGATCTCTCAACTCTGTTTCATGCGGATAAATAGCTTGCATGATTTGATATTGCATATGTTCCACTGACAGACGAATAACAAGCGGTGGTTCCATCAAACTTTCCTCTTCTTCAGCGATTTCAAATAAGCACGACGTATAGCACGATTGGTGTAGCCTGTTATTTTGATGTATTTCAGTGCAGGTTTGGTCTTTTTAGTTTTAACTTGTTCTTTGGCCTTTGGCTCATCTTCACTTTTATAGAGATAGCCCTTGCCGGTTGGATGAGGCAGATCTACGAACGTTTCAGTTGTGATTTTTGTATGCATCAGTTACCTCCTCTAAAGCAGTGATTGCAACTTCAGGATTATCTACCCTGACTCTATTTTGCATTGGCTCTTTATACTCATCGGCGACGACCTTACCCTGATCGTCATAGGTCAAATATGCAGCATTTAATCTACGAGGCGTAAGCGTGATGGTGCAATCAGTAATATTCTCGATCTCCTCACCAGACTCCAAATCCTTAATAGTCATCTTGTATCCATTCAAGTCATCAGGAGCACCTTCGATACGAACACTGCGCTGATAAGTCTCATTAATACGCATCAATGTCCTCCTATAAATGGCGATACAGGTTCAGGCTCACCTGGTACCGCAGGTTGCTGTGGTGGCATGCCTGTACCACGTGAGAAGTTGACCATCTGTTGTGTGTTCTCCGCTTCGTTCTTATCGATCTCCTGGTCAGGATCGTAACCAAGTTCGCTAATAAGTGTCTGGTTGCTCACGCCGAGTTGCTGCTTAGCGAGTGCTGCTTGCACCGATGCCAGATCATCATCAGGAAGTGGTGATTGCCATTGCAGCGAGATTTCGATATCTGCTGAGAAGTTGCCAAGAACGAGCAACGCTTTGGATACATCTAAGATCATCTTGCCATACGAACAGCGCTTCTTCTCTGTCTTCTCAAGTAGCGGCATGAACATCAGTTCAAGCGTGACACCGGATATTTGACCTTTGACCAGATCCTTCATGCGTCCGAGTGCGACCGCTGGCACTGCACTTTGCTCGTCCATGTCGCTGCGCAGATCTGCTGCAAAGGCCAGTGCGTTGAGCATGTCGGACACGATCGGGACAGCACCCATAGACGCGCCGGGTGGTAGTCCTATCGCTCGTCCAGGTTGAAGCGCAATTGATGACTCTGCCATGCCAACAATATAAATAATTGGGCCACCATAGAGCTTGTTCACACGACTGATATTGCTCTGCACAAAGTTGAGCGAGTTGTTCATACCGATCAGATCAGGTGTGATATCAGGGACGCCGTAAAAGCTGTGAGGATAGGGCAGGTTCTGATTGCTGAAGAGTGGCGCGAAATTGTACGGCCATTCAATCACGTCGCCAGCAGGTGTCCAGGGACCACGATCGCCTACTCTCGTCCAGTGTTGCACGGTCCAGGTATCGTCATCGTCTGGCATCCCGTTACTCGCATTGCCATCAGGATCGACACGTACAATCTCCTCGTGGTAGAACACTTGTACAGTCCGCCCGTTCACCTTCTCCTGTGTGGAATATTCAATACAGTACAACAGCACTGTCTCGCAATCTTGTGGAGCAGTCTGGACGAACACCGTGATAGGATCGACAACGATCAACCGGAAATTGCCTTTGTTGTCTGGCATGATGCGCAGATACGCCTGACCAGCAACGCCCCCACTCATGGCAAGCTTTTGCAGGAGTGGTAAGCGTGCCTCATTCGTGCCCCACGTATCCTCTAGTGCCTGCTGCGCTTCCTCTGGTCCGTCTTCTTCGATGGTGATGCCCAAAGGTTTGCCGAACAAGAAATCGACGCCACGGTCTACGATTGGCTGGCATCGGTTGCTCATCACATTATCGTCAGGCTCATCAGGCATCGGCTTGAGCGGCTTGTCGAGTTGGCCGTGATACGCTTTCCAGGCATCAGCGATGATCTGTTGGCGTTTCTTGTCGTCTTGCGAGACTTCGTATTGTGGCTGGACTGGCATGGTTGTGTTCATTCGCTCACCTTCCCAGTATTAGCATCCAACCGATTGCTACTCCATTGATACAGGCATCTCAGTGAGCAAAACGTCAACGGTTCGGATGACATTGGTGTGAGTAGTCCCTGCTGAAGTGTGAACCATTCTTGTGGCAAATACTGATAGGGGTTCATATTATCCCTAGTCCCGTTAAGTGAATGCTCTTTACTGCAAGTATCACAACGAAAACCATTTATTCTCATTGGCTCACCTCTGTATTGATGGGCAATTCACGTACAATTGATAGTGGCTCATCAGGAATAGTGACATAAAACAGAGATGCATCAAATGAGAGTGGTGTCACATTTCCACCTACTACTTCATTCGTAGCATCATTGATAACTTCTGTCTTCATCTCATGCTTACTACAGGTGATCTGTATGCGTAGTCTCATTTAATAAATCCTCTGACTATAGGCCACGGTTGACGGAATAAGATCAAAATGCGCGATCAAATACCGGAGCGCGTCCAACGCATGGTCATTCTCTTTGACTGGTTGGTCTTTCTTGCCAGCGCTATCGGTTTGCCAGATATACGACTCTGGTTCTTCCTCTAAGCATGTTGGTTGTTTCTGCTCAGCAAGATCGCGATCACGTTCCACAAGACTATCCATATGAATGTGCACCCGTGGTTTTCCGTCGCCTGCCGCCTTGAAGCGTGATGCGACTGCCTGAATGCCAGCACTCACGTTCTTTTGTGCTTTGAGTGTTCTCAGCCCTAAGTGTCTTTCCAGTGTCGCTCTATCCTCAGCATCATGGTCACACAAGATCGCGCGTGGGAGAGGATCGCCGCCTTGTTGGCCCCAACGGGAAACGTTCCTGATCACTTTTGCATGATCCTCTACCAGCGTCTTTGTCTTGTAGATTTGCCTGTAGACGTGCAGTCGTCCATCAGGATCAATAGCCGCCCACAGGCACACGAACGGATGGGTGAAGCCAAAGTCGATGGCCAGGAAACGCGGCCAGGCATCGGGAATAGGTCTGCGACTGATAACGATACGTGAACGATCCCAACTGTCTTCGTACACGGTGCCCTCAGCTGCTGCCCACAAGCCATAACGATAGCGGGCAAGGCGTACCCCTGTCAGTTTGTCCAGCACAGCGATATAGCGACGTCCAGCAGGTGTCCAATCCTGTGTTTGCCTATCCCACAAAAATGGATTGT